TGCGTCAAGGAAGCTCCGCGATGATGCGTGCGATCTCGTCCGGCTTCCAGGACTTCGACGACGCTCCCTTGACTCCGGCCTTCTTGGCGATGCTGCGGATGTCGTCCCAGGTCAGCCCGGTGCGCTCCTTCTCCGCCTTCAGGTCTGCAAGGGTGGCTCCGCCTGTGGCGCCCTGGTTCGCGTTCTCCTGGGCGTTCTCCCCCTCGGGGGTGTCCTGGTCCCCGGGTGGCAGTGCATCGCCGTCATCGGGCGGTGGTGGCTCGTCGGCTGGTGTCTGCGGGGTGTGGTCGGTGATGCCCAGCAGCTTGGGGCCGTATTGGGTGGACTCCCACTCGATGGAAACCACCACGCCGGTTCCGGCCAGCTCGTCGGCCACCGCGTGGAGCTTCTTGTCAAAGGCGAGATCGAACGCCTTCCCGTCTTCGGCGGTGACGGTCCAGATTGTCCACGCCTTGTCGCCGTCTCCGCCGGTCTTCTTGACCTTCACCGACTGGATCGCAGCGATGTGTTGCGCCTTACCGCCGGCCTTCTTGCGGCGGTTGCTTCCGCGCCTCTTGTTCGCTTTGTTGTGCTCGCTGGCCGGGCTGCCTTCCTCCATGTCCTGCTCGAAACAATCCGACGCTGCGGTCCCCGTCAGGACCACGTCAATCATGCTGCGTTTCTTGGCCATCTTCAGGACCGTGTTCGCTTGATCGGCGGGCGTGGTGGAGACTTGCTTGATGCAGTCGCCGGACTGCTTCCACTTCTTCCGGCGCCGGTGTTCGGGGTAGTCCTCCCATTCCTCATCACACACCGCTGCGCGCCAGGCGTATTTCTCCTCGGAGCTGGAACACTCACCCACGCCGGTGGCGATGATGAACCCGCGAGCATCGCGGAGACGGGTGGTCACGCGATAGCGGACCTCGTCCTTGCCGGAAATGTCTTCGGCCTCCACGTCGGTGAGATGGAGCCCGAACAGAAGCATCAAGTATTCAGCTCCGGCTTTGTAGAGAGTGCGCTTCCGTGTGCCGGGGATGATGCCATAATGGACATCCTCGACGAGGACATCCGCGATCAGCTCCTGAATCTTGTTGATGCGGGCGCGGAGTCGCTCGGGCGAAAGCTCTTTGTGCGAGTTCACCGCAAGTCCGCTCTGGTCGATGACCTCGGGGTGAGCCGGCGTCGCGGGCGCGGGGGTCTTCTTGTTCGTCATGGGTCTCTCCTTTTACTGAGCTTCGTCGAAGGATCGGTAGTACCAGCTCGGGAGGTCGATCGGCACGATGCCGGGGATGTCCTTCTCCCATTCGTTGCGCTCGGCGCATAGCTTGAACCGCGCGAGCATGCGATCGATCTGCGCGTTCGCCAGGTCGATGGTTCCGAGCGACGTGTCCGCGACGCTCACCGTGTGGACGGGGGTGGGCTTCACCAGGAAGAACATGAAGCTGTCGTGCTCGAACTGAAAAGCCTCGGATGCGCCTCGCAGGTACCACGCGGCTTGCCAATGGAGCATCGACGTCGGCAGGTCTCGCGCGAATGCTTCAGGCTCCCACTTGCGGGTGACCTTCATGTCAAGGATGACCGGGGCGCCCTTCGCTGTGGAGTAGAAGTCGGGGCGCGCCTTGCAAAGGATGCCCGTCCTCCTGTCTTCCCAGACGATGGTCATTTGTGCGGAGCCCTCGGCCAGGAACGCCTTGACCTCGTCGTGATTCACGGCGGCCTTGCCCAGTGCTTCGACCTCGTCGTAGTCCTCGGCTCGCAACATGCGGCGGCCGTCTGCTTCTGCCAGTTGCTCCTTGTATGCCTTCGTGCGCTTGTCGCGTCGCATGCCTTGCGGGATGCGGTGGAACTTCTCGCCGAACGCTTCTGCCCCCTCGAAGACGTAGGTGTCCACGGCGGAGCCGAGGTCAGCCGCGTCGCCAACCTTCTTTGGGTGGTCAAGGTGGTAGCGGTATTGCGCCGGCGTGGTGGTCTCGAAGGTTACCCCCTCGGACCGAGAGAGCGCATCCCAAGTCAGGTACTCCTCAAATGGCACGTCAAAGTAGACCCCGGGCTTCGGGGTGTTGCGTTCAATCTTCACTGTCTTCTCCTTTCGGTGGGCTCGCTAGTGTGCCCGGGTGGTGCGTCGCTTTCTGTCCTACCGGTCCTTGATGGTTTCCTTTTTTGCGGCTGTCTTGAGCTTGCGCGTGGAGACTCCGAGACCTGCGGCGAGAGAGTCCATCTCCATGTCGGTTGGCCCGTCGGCTCGGTGGAACATGCGGTAGAAGGTCGGGCGGTGTTCAATCCCCATCCTGCGGATGAGGTCGACCGGGCTCCATCCCTTGCGGACGAGCATGATGTCCACCGCTCTGTGGATGGTGATCCCCTTGTCGCTGTCGTTGCTATACCGGCTGCTCATGTCTTCGCTCCTGTCGTAGGGTTTCGAGATAGGTGGTGATGTCCATTGCGGTCCAGTTGTGTCTCCAGCGCTTCGTGCGCAGGTCTCCGCACTCGAACGCGATGAGCCTATGAAAGGTTGCCTGGTCGCCACCGCTCGCGCGTGCGATGCGGTGGCGCTGTGCCTTGGTGATGCCTTGGTAGTTTGAGCGCGCTCGCTCCATGATCCAGTGCGCCAGGACATCTGGACCGCCGAACCGGTCCCCGAGTTCGTTGACCAGGGCGGTGACATTCGCGCACCACCCTGGGGTCGGGGTGTTGTCGCCGCGCGCCTTCATCTGGCTCGCGGCGTGGTTGATGTAGAAGCTCGCTTCCATGCTGCTCTCCTCTAGTTGATTAGTTGATGGTGTCGCCAACCACCTCGTTGACCATGGCGGTGAATCCGTCGTTGTCCTCGGCTGCGCGGGAGTCGATGGTGTGGACCTCGTCCATGATGGCGTCGAGGTTGTCCACCCGGCCGTCGATGCAGAACCCGAACGCGGTGACCCCGCGCGCCTCTCGCCACTCCGACCACTCTCGCTTGAACTCGTCGGAGACTCGGCACGATCCGTCGGTGAGCATCACTACATCGGCCTTTGCGAAGTCCTCATCCTCCATCACGTCCCACGCTTTCCGAAGGGGGCGCTCCCAGTCGGTGGAGTGTCCGTCGGCGCGCTCGTTGAGTAGCTCGGCAGTGTTCCGAACGCGCTCCGCCGAGTTCGCTGACGAGCGATCAACGGCGTAGACGTTGCGCCAGTCGCCGTCATAGGTGATCGCTGCGAAGGGGCGGCGCTCGGTGGTAGCCACGTTCAGCATCGCGATAGCGAGGGCCTTGCTCCAGATGTCGCGCTGTCCCTCCATCGAGCCGGAGCAATCCAGCAGGACGACGATCGGTCCGCGCTTTTTCGCTTCGTTGCCCTGGAGACTGTAGACCAGGGTGGACTTCTCGACGTAGCGCCGGAAGAAGTCGAGACGCAGCCCGGGGGCTCCGCGGAGCTTCGCCAGTTCAACCGGGAGGGTTCGCGCGAAGTCGGCTCCCTGGTCCACGTCCGCGACCTCTTCGGGGACCTCGCGGGTCCGCTCCTTGCGCTTGGCCTCGGCTACCCCGCGCATCCGTCCAGCGATCTCCATGATGCGGCGAAAGTCTGGGATGGCCTTGACCAGGTCAGCCAGGGCTGCCTTCTGCGCGAGCCCGTCTCCCGGGAAGACGTCCGAGCCTCCGCCGGTCCCCCATCCGCTGGCCATTGCTTCCGCGGCTTCGCGCTCGTTTTCGATCTGCTCTTGAGCTTGGCGCAGTGCCTGGCGGATGGCCTGGCGGGTGCCCGCCCCGGACTCTGGGAGAGCGGGCCCGTTGCCCTGTCCTTCGCCGTCTCCGTCCTGGTCCCCGTCCTGGTCGCACTGGCTTCCCTCTCCTGCGCCCTGGTTCGCGTTCTGCTGGCCGTTCTCCTGGTCCTGGGCGTCCTGGTCCATCTGTGCCATCACCGCGCGGGAGACGGCGACTGCGACGCATCCAGACTCCCACCGATCTCCGCGGACCTCGTCGGCCATGGCGGCGAACTCGGGGACCTCGGAAGCTCGGTCGTGCGCCCACTGCGCCCACTGATCGGGCTCGGCCTTCTCGATGAGGTCGCCGTCGTGGAGCCGGCCGAACACCTCGCGGACGAACTCGGCGCCCCCCTCGTGCTCCGCCTCCATCGTCTCCACCGCGTCGCGACAGTCGGCCGCGCCAACGAATTTTCGCCAAGCGTACCGGACTCCGGCGTCGGTCTCGAAGGCGAGATCGCCGTCCGGGTTGACCACGTCCTTGGGGACGCCGTCCACCACCTCGGGTTTCTCGGGGGTGCCGAGCACGCTGGAGAGGTCGGCCACCTGAACGTAACCTCGGCGGAGCTTCGATTTGACCACTGCGCCGATGTATCGCTCCGCGTTGCGTGGCATGTCGAAGGCGTCTTTCGTGATGGTCGTCCCTGGGGTGCCGATGGCACCGTACCGAGCCATGACCACGTGCTGGCCGGATGTGTCGGCTGTCCAGATTTCGTAGAACTTGTTCGAGCCTCCGCGGGTGTTCTCCAGTCTGATCATCGTGCTCTCCTTTGGTCGTCCGTCGCGTCGGGTGAAGCCCCTGTGGAGCTTCGCCGGGCACGACGCCCGGTGGTGGCTAGTGGAACTCTGCGCCCTTCACGTGCTCCGCTTCCTCGTGGTCCTCCAGGGAGACCAGCATGATCCAGTTCTTCTTGACGCTAGGACCGCATGGCATGACCTCGATCATCCGCTGTTCGCCACCGTTCAAGTCGCGGCGGGTGACGGCGGTGCATGCGTATGACTTGCCGGACACAGTAACCAGGGAAGACCAGGACCAGCCGTCGACAACGTGGAGGTTGAGGAATACGGAGTCTTCCTTCATGGCGTTGTTGTAGGCGTTGCGGGCGATGCGGACGGCGTTGTCGATGGCGTTCATGTTGTTGCTCCGTGTGTTGGTTGCGTGCGTCATCTGGTTACAGTTGTAGCGCCGAATCGGCCCCGCGTCAAGCACTTTGTTTCAGAAGAAACGACCGACCCGGGAGCCACCCCGGGCCGGTCCAGGAGAGCCTACAGTTCGACCAGCTTCTCGGCCTTCGCCTTCGCGGCGGAGATCATTGCGTCGACCTTCGCCATGGCCTGGTCAATCTCGGCGGACTCGGACTCGGGGGCCTTGCTGGGCAGTCCGTCGAGGTCGTTGACCACCGCGGTCAGCTTGCGGACCACAGCCCGAACGCCGTTGATGACGTCCGCGTGATTCGAGCCGGTGAACCCGGGCACCTTCTCCACCTCGGACTCGGCCGCGTCGAGGGCTTCGAGGGCTTCCGCGGTGACGGGGTGCGCCAGCTTGTTCACAACCTTCACCACCTCGCTCCGCTCCTTGGGCTCCTTCCACAGGCAGTCGCACAAGATGGATAGGTGTCTGGTCTCCACCGAGTCGCAGCCGTCGAGGTAGGCGCGGGCTTTCAGGAGCCGGATGATCTGGATCCATCGGCGGTCGCTGGCGACGATGCTCATGTCCTCCAGGGCTTCGCGGATGTCCAGCAGCCGGTCGACGATGGTGTCTTCCAGGGTGACCTTCTCGACGTCTTCGATCGCCGTCTCCAGCTCGGCCAGGGTCATCGTCTCCGTGATGTTCAGGCTCGCCCCGTTGCGCTGTAGAAGCGTCCGACGGGCGGAGCGGGTCTTGACAGGCTCCACCCAGTAACGCAGCAGGAAGCGGTCATACAGGGCGCCGAGGTCGCGATCGTCGGGGAGTTCGTTGCTCGCACCCACCGCGGTCATCAAGGGGATGTCGTGGCGTCCGCCGTCGTTGTCAAAGGAACGCTCATTCAGGGCGGTGAGCATCGTGTTCAGGATGGCGGAGCTACCCTTGAACGTCTCGTCGATGTAGGCGATGTGAGCGGTCGGGAGGTAGCCGTCCACCTTCCGCCGGTAGTGCCCTTGCTCCAGCGCGGGGAGGTCCAGGGGCCCGCAGATTTCCTCCGGCGTGGTGGTCTTCGTGAGCAGGACCTGAAACAGGTCGGCGCCGGTGATCGCGTCGGTGACCACAGAGGCCAGGGCGGACTTCGCTTCGCCGGGAGGGCCCAGCAGAAGCACGTGGTGTCGCGCTAGCATCGCGCAAAGCAGCCCGTCGATCTCGGCGGTGCGCTCCAGGAACTTACCGCGGAGCTGGCTCCGCATCGTGGACAGCTTCTCGGCTGGGGTCTTCGTGGTGGTCATCGGTCTCTCCTTTGGTTGGGTCGTCGCGTTGGGCGAGGGCCCCGTGAGACCCTCGCCGAGCGCGGCGGCTCGGGGTGGGCTAGTCGCGCCATCCCCATCCGCCGCAGATGGCGCACGGCTCCCAGTCGCCAACCTCGTTGATGAAGAAGCCGTCGTCGTCCGGGTGGCCGTCGCAGCATACACAGTCCTTGTGCTCGGCGGGGTCGAGGTTGATGACAGGGGTGTTGTTGGTGTCGGTGTTCATTGTGCTCTCCTCGGTGTGTGTGTTTCGGTGCGTCATCTGTTTCTGTTGTATCACAGTGAGCCGGGGTGTCAACACTTTCGGAAAACTTTTTTCGGATTCGTTCTCGGAGCGAGGTCGGGCGGGTTGGCTGTGGCGCCCCGGATTGCTCCAGGGCGCCCTGGTTCGCCGCTAGAGAGCCGCGAGGGCTTCCCGCATGTCCTTGACCTTCATCCCGCGGGTGTCGATGCCGGCCTCCTTGCAGGTACGCTTCAGGTCCGCCTTGAGCAACCGGTCTGGTCGGTCGGTGGCGTGCTCCGCGGGGATGGCCTTCTTCGCTGCTGGCTTCGCCTTGCGGACCGTCTTCGGTTTCCGGCTCTCTGCGTCGGGGTCCACCGCGCTCTCCAGCATGGCCTTCGCGTTCTTGGCCAGCCCGTCGATGTCTTCCAGGAGGTCCGCGTTGGTCTGGTCCAGGAAGGTCCGCAGGTCGTTCGCCTGGCGCCGGAGGTCGGCGTAGGCGGACATGCGACGCTCGATCGTGCTCGGGCGGGTGTCCTCGCTCCAGGCGTCCATCTCGGCGCGGAACTTCTCCACCTTGCTCTCCACCGCTTCGCGGATGCTGTTCCCGACCGTGCGCTTCGCCCCGGGGGTGCCGGGCACCGGGAGCACACCCAACTCGGACTCGCCGAGCATCGCGACGGCTTGCTCCAGTCGCCGGACCTCGTCCACCGCGTCGGTAGGCACGAAGCAGAGACCCATGCCGGAGGACATCTTCACGCCGTTGAACTTGCCGAGCAGGAAGTTCTTGACCATCCCGCGGAGCATGTCCCGATCGTAGCGCCCCTTGTACCGGGAGAACGCTCCGGCCATAGCTTGCGCGGTGGGCTCATCCTCGCGGTCGAAGACCATCTCGCCGGTCGGCTTCAGGAAGGCCATCTGGTTGACCACCTCGCCAGCTCGGTCCCCGACCTTGGCGTCCGCGTCCACCTCAGTGGAAGCCACCGCCCACAGGGTGTGCCCGTCGTCGTTCGCCAGCTTGCGGAAGACGAACCCCTGACGCTTGAACTCGCGCATCACCCGCTGGACAGCTGACAGGTCGCTCGGGTGGTTGGGCATGTAGCTGGTGTCCAGCTCGTTGTCGGTCAGCGCCTTCTCGACCTCTTCCGGTAGCACACCAGCCCCGACGCGGATGCTCCAGTTCACCAGGTCGCCGAGGTGCCCCCCTTCCTGCATCGCGCTTTCCAGGTCGTTGCGAACTTCCTTCACCGTCTTTTTCGTCGTCGTGGTGGTCATGGTCTCTCTCCTCTCGTGTAGTCGTTGGTTGGGTTGGTTGCCTACTGTCCGCGCCGGCGTCGCTCGCGCCGCAGAGTCATGTCAACGGTGCGGCTCGTGGCGCACACTTTCATCAAGTCCGCGTCGCTCATCGCGTCCAGCGCAGCGGACCGGAACCCTTGCTTGTTGAGCACGTGCCGAAGGACTGCGGCCGACTCGGTCGCGCCATTGTCCAGTGCATCGCTGACGTGGTCGCGGATGGTCGGCCCACCGCGTCGGTTCGGTTGCTTCGGGGCGTTCGCTGCGGCTTCCTGCGCGGCTGCGATTTTCTCGGCGAAGGTCATGGTCTCTCTCCTCTCGTTCGGTCGTTGTCGTCGCGTTGGGCAAGGGCCCGTTGGACCCTTGCCGAGCGCGGCGGCTCGGTGTGGGCTAGGACTGCCAGCCCATGGCCTCGCGGCGCTTCTGCTCCGCGAGGTAGCTAGCGTGGCCGTCGGCCATCCCGCGCATCGCCTTGGCGATGGCAGCCGGAGCGTTGCCGGACTCACGACGGAAGGAGCACACGTAGGTGTCATCCCCGAGAAGCTCGAAGGAGACGGCGTAGGTCACCAAGACGTTGCCGTTCACACCGCAGTCAAGGAGAAGGTTGCGGTAACGCCCGATGTCCTGGGTGTTGTCGTCGTTGCGGAAGCCGAAGTCCACGCGCTGGGTGTCGCCGTTCGAGAGGGTCATGGTGGTGAAGCTGTTCATCGTGTTCTCCGTGTCGGTGTTGTGTGCCGTGTGCGTCATCTGATTCAGTTGTAACAAACCAACCCGGTGAGCGCAACCCTTTTCTGAGTTTTTTTCAATTCGCTCTGAAGTGCGAGGTTGTGAGCGTTGAATAGCAGGGGGGCGAAAACAGCTCACGATGAAGATTGACGGCGTTTGGCGCAGGTGTTACCGTCGGAACAGTCGCACCCAACCGCGGCAAAAAAGGAGGACACCATGCTGATCGAGGTCACGTTCTACACACCGGAGGGCGACGCTTGCACCCCCGTGCTCGGACACTGGGAGAACGCCGGAGTCGCACTAGACGAGCTAGGGGATTGGACTGTCACCCGCAACGCGAACGGGTCCTGCTTCCTCTTCAACCCTCTTGATGTTGTGTCCGCGGGTGGATTGAAAAACGCCATCGCCATGATGCAGCGAGACGGAACCGCGCTGGCTCACCTGAACGGAGAGCTAGCCGCCATCGCGCGACCCGCTAACACCCTGTCCTGATTTTCACCTGAAGATAGAACGAAGAAGAGGGGCGCTACTCTGCGTCAGGGTCGAGCATGTTTGACTCGATGTCCTGCTGGATCGTGATCGCCTTCCCGTCTCCACCGCCGAACGAGACGAAGACCTCCACCGGCTTCGCCGCGAGTTCGGCCGCGTCAGCTCCGCCGTCGATCAGACTTTTCACGTAGTCGTATAGCTTCGGCGCCAGCTTCGCCAGCGTCTCGAAAACCAGGAGACCAATGTTTACTGCTGCCATGGTTCTCTCTCCCTTCATCGGTTGCAGGTGAATCCCGCAATCGCTGCTTTCACCATGAGGTAAGTTCGGTTTGTGGTGACGTCGTAGGCGCCGAGCTTCACAGCCCGGTCGATGATCTCCATGAGAGCACACACCGATGGCTTCAGTAGTCCCTGCCAGTCGCCGGTGCAGTTCTTCGGGGCGTCCTTCTTGCCGCACTCCGCCTCGTGGCTCTTGATGTAGGCGAGCACGGCCTTCAGTTCGATCGCGGCGGCTCGCTGCGTGGACTGGATAGCCGGGAGCACACCCTTCCCGGTAGGCTTCCCATTCTTCTTCCCGGTCCATGCCCGAAGCAGCCTGACAGCAGGCATCACGCATGCGTCGAACTCCTTCGTCTTCGGCCTGTGTGTCTTCAGGCATTCGGTCTGCTTCGCGGCTGCGTATTTCGTCACCGCTCCGTCGAAATCCTCGACCAGCGCCTTGAACAGGTCAAGGGTGTGGTAGGCGGTAGCGATGCGCTTGTATGGCGTGTCACTACAGCCTGAACAGCCTGCAAGCGAGACCGCAAGCGCGACGGCCAAAAGGGGGCGAATGTTCTTCATCTCTAACTCCTGCGTTGTGGGTTGTCGGAATCCTGCCACAGCGTAACACGTGGCGCTCGTGAAGCGAAAGCGACTAGCCAGCCACTGCCTTCCCGAGGTCGGTCACGTCTTGAATGTGGGAGATGGCGGCAATAAACGGATCGATAGCGGACGAGCCGTGTGTTCCGTTGATGATGCGCAGGAAATAGCGGTAAGACGACTTGTCAATAACCTCTCCCATACTGGACGCCAAAACCTGATCGTCCTGCCACGCGCCAAACCCGGCGATATCAACCGGCGCAAACACCTGCGTTCGAACTCCTGTGTTCGCTACCTTGAACATGCCGATTGACGCCTCTGATGTTGTAGCGGTGATCTTCTGATACCAAGTTGCTCGGACGGATTGCAGTGTCGCACCGTGGATCAACTCGCGCAACGGAAGGACACACTCCTCTCCGTTGTATTGGTTGGTTGTGATGCCATACACGTTGCGGGCTGCGTGGGTGTACGGGTTGGCGAATATCACAATCCAGTCGGGTTGGTCGTTGACGGTTGACGCTGACCCGTCTTCGTATGGCCACACCGTCTCCAGGCTTTCGTAGCGAGTCACCTGCTTTGCTGCGCTCATCTGTACGGCGCCTGCCACGGTCGCGTTGTACAGAGTGACGTCTTCCGTGTGGAGGCTGCCCCACTTTTTGGCTGCGCTCCCGAGATCGCGCGTTGTCCCGTCTGGAAGCAATGTCTGGTCGATGTCTCCAGAGCCATCGCGCGAAATCAGCTTGGCGTCGATAGCGTCAAACGTCGATTGCATCGTGTCGTTTGTCGGCGCAAGCTCGGACCAACCAGAAGACACTACGGGTGGACCTTCGTAGGTGTGCCGGTTGGTGGTGTCGATGTCCGCGTTCGCGATTGTGGTGTCGCCCTGATGCAACTGGACGTTACACAGGAGGATGCCATCGGATGGCGGAGTCGGAAGGGCCGGCGCAGCCCCCTCGGAGAATTGCTCTACCTCAATGACGAAGCTCTCGTCGGAATTGAAGTAAACCGTCGCGCCGTTCCCGTCCGTGCGCGCGTCTGTGTTATTGCGCGCGAACCGGAGGATCACTGACAGGTACTTGTGATTGCCCGGAGTGACCACCGCAGTCGCCGCGCCGTTTTTGTCCTGCGAGCAGTCGATATTCTGCACCGGACCAAAATAACAACGCTTGCCGTTCTGGTCGTAGCCGACGCACGGCCCTGTCAGGTCGATGGTCATGTTTTGCGGAGCGTGCTCGGATGCTACCCCACCAGTGAGCACGCCGAATAGCGATGTGTCTGTGGCGAGGTCCCACAGTGCCTGCTCGGCATCATCGAAGGCTCCATCCAACTCTGCCTCGGTGACTCTCTGACGATAGAAAAAGTCGTTGCGGTCCATTCTGCTCTCCTACGTGTGGAGGTAGGTGTTGAATCCGATCTCAGAGAGGCCAAGCTCCCAGTGATCAACGTGGTCAGGGTCTGCTGGCTCAACGATGTACGCATGCTCGTGAACGCACTTCATCTTGCGGATGATCTCTTCCAGTATCGAAGTCTCGCTCGAAGTCAGCGCGCGGTCAACGATCACATTGAACGAGAACCTGGATGCGCTTGAACTTGGTGCCAGCACCGTGGTGACCCCAAGGAGCCCCATGTCTTCGTCGCCAAGAATCCAAGTGTCTTCTAGCCCTGGCACGATGTCGGTGATCTCCAGCCCGGCAAAGAAGCGCGCCAGGTTGATGATGCCGGCCTCTGTTCCCTTCTGTTTGTAGATGGGAACGAGAAGCTCCAGCAGCTTGCGTTCCTGCGCTTCCGTGAAGTCGATATCGAACGGGTTCCCCAGGTCTGCGAGCATCGCACGGACGTGCTCGATCGGAGCGTCATCCACATCCCATATATCCGAGAAGGCGGACACCTTCCAAAGCATGACGTCAATGACGTCTTGCATGATGGAGCACGTCTTCTCCAGGTCTCCGGACACGTCTTGCGTGTGGTCGTGGTCGGAGAACATTTCGTAAAAGTCGAATGACCTCCGGTCCGGCCAGTCCGGCGGAGCCCACGCGGTGAACGATGCGGAAGCGTTCGGCGATGCGGTGACGTTCCCGGCTGCGGAATCATCCGCCACGCCCTCGGCGGTTACGGTGTACGTCTTCCAGAACGTCAGCGGAATATCAGTCGTGAGTTCGTAGACAGTGGCAGAGACCTGCGAGACAGCAGTGACGGACGCAGACACAGCGGCGATATTCGCGTCGCTCTGTGAGTAGGCCAGCGTGTATAGAGACGGGTTTAGGGCGTCCGTTGCACCGCTTGCCGCGCTTGCTAGCATGCCCTCAGAGAACGTCACTCTGACAGTCTCCGGTCCCTCTGCGGATGCGGACACCACGGTGAGCAAGACGTAGTCCTCCACCGTGAACGAATAGGTCTCATCCAGTGTATCGACCGGCCCCCCATCGTCCTGCGATACAACGCGGACAGGCACAACCTCTTCAGAGTCCCACTCTTCACCCGCTTTTGAGAGGGCTACGTTGTAGTCACTTCCCGCTGTCTCGTCGACTATGATGTCATCGAACTCTGCCCAACAAAAACCAGACACACCAAAGGCGTCGCCCTCAAGAACAAGGGACTTCGCCCCTGGCGACGAGTTGGTATAGGTGAAGTCAAATGGCTGCCATGTGGTGGATGATGTTCCGCTCCACACCAGCGTGTAAGAAGGGGAAGCCCACACTCGGATGCGCGGGGTCGTTATTGTTCCATCCGAGCGAGCCCACCCCCTGATCCGAACCGTGGTGTTGCCTGGAAGATTTGGCGACGACGCTGGGCTTGTTCGAACATAGTTCGTTCCCAGCAGTCGACGCAACCTCAACACCTGTGTTCCGGAGCCGCCGGGTGAGCCTGGCTCTTTTGTCAGTTTTGTTTGTGTGTAGTAAGACCAGCTTGCAACCCCTGCAAGCTCCATGTCAGAGTCTGGGATCAAGTCCGTTGCGATACCAAGGATGGTGAAGACGGCCGACCATCCGTTTGCGCCAACGCCAGACGACACAGCCTGAACGCCGTCCACCCAAACATCGGTGTTGGTCTTGTCTACGGCGTTGCCGTTTGTACACAGCAAGTCAAATGCAAGCGCCTTCTCTTTTGCTGCTTCTATTGAGCTGGCCTCCGGGGCCGTGTTCGCAAGGATTACTCCAGACGTAGCAGCCGACGCAACCGTGTCCAGGTACACTCCAGGGAGTTCTACTACAACAGTGCTCACGGGCTCACCGCCTCAAACCTGAAGATGATGTTTTGCGAGCCTGTCAGTGTGCTGACGTTGATGGTTCTCGCTGAGTAGTCCCGCGCGATTCCGCTCGATGGCTGTAGTGTGTACTTCAATGCTGTGCCTGCGTACACCTCCAGCTTGAACTGCGCCGTGGTGCTAGGGCTTTGCCTGAACTTGCACGCGAACGAGAGAACGGTAACGGCGGTGACGTCAATGGACTGCGTCAGTGTGACGAAGTCGCCCACCGACAAGTCCACCAGAACGTCTTCGATGTCGGACCCGAAGACCCATGCGTAGGTCCCTCCTGGCGGGTCGTAGTTCACCGGGTCGATTCGTCCGCTATGGGTGCCCATAGCGTGCATTAGTGGGGGGACTGCCATGGTCTACACCTGGCGCGCGATCTCCATGTGATCGAAGTACAGCACGCGGTTGATGCCGTTGAAGTAGCCACCGAAGCCGGCGTAGCCGCCGATATATGGAACCGAGCCGGAGTTGACTCCTAGCGCGTCGTCGATGAAGTCGGCCATCCCTGTGATGGCTGCCCATGAAGGGGAGGTCACGGCGTTGGATGACAGGTCGTTCGCGAACACGCGGAGGCGAACGTCGCCGCTTGGTTGTTCAATGACGTCCAGGCGAAGGTGTAGCCAAGACCCCTTGGCAAACGATGCGGTTGAAGTGCGGAGGATGCCAGAGTCGTTGGATGCCATGCCGTCTGACATGGCGCCCTTCTTCAGGATGATGTTCGCGGGCTCTGTGTCGTCGGTGAGACCAAGTAGGTAACCCGAGCTGCTCACAAGCGTTGACTGAAGCGACTGAAAGAGCACTGGGCTGTTTCCGTTGTCGCCGGCGTTGCGTGTGATCGCCCCGTAGACATGACCGCCGGATGTCTGCGGCGTGAAGTTCGCCCCGTTGTGATAGAAGCCGATCACGCCTTCCGTTGCGGTCTTCGATCTCGCGCCATACACGAACGTTCCGCCACCGTTCGGCGGTGTCGCACCTTCCGTCACTCCGATCGCCGCGTCGCCGCTTCCTAGCGCTCCAGTCAATGCGGTCCAGTTGGTTGAAGCCATGACTCTGCCGTCTCCTGTCTATACCGTGTCTATGTCACGGAAGATTATGTGCGCGCCGGGTGTTCCGGAGCTGTACGCGCTTGTGTGCATTCGAACCGCTGTGATGCCAGCTTCTAGCTCCGTTGTTCCATTCGATGTGATGTTGTCATCAACTGCAACCCATGAAGAGAACCCATCGCGCTGCACTTGAATCTCAAGCGTTGCCGACCATGTTCCTGATATCCTGACCTCGATCATCCCAGTGCGATCGATGGTGCGCGAAACGCCAGAAGCCCCCGCCCCTGCAATGACCGGGAGTATCACCAGCACACCAAAGTCTTCGTAGGCGAGAGACGCAGACGCGGACGTGTTCCAATACAGCCCAGCGGTGAGGTCCACGCCGATGCCGGTGAACGCGGTCTTGCGGTTCTCGTTGCTGCTCCACTCTTCCTCGAAATCCTCGAATGCATCCAACGCTGCGTCGAACACTCCAGCCACGGTTGAGCCGAACTCAACCAACCGGTTCTCGTTGCTGCTCCACTCTTCCTCGAAGTCCTCGAATGCCTCTGGTGTAGTCGAGTCGAACGAGCCGGCTGTGAGGTCAGTGCCGATTCCGACGAACGCGGCGATCCTGTCTTCATTGGACGACCAACCGCGCTCGAAATCCTCGGCGGTGTATGCGTCGGATGTGAACTCCGCCAATGCGAAGGAATCAGTCTGCGCGGTGCCGGAAAGCGTCCAGCTGTTCGCCAGTGCGTAGCTGCTGGAGTCGGTCGTCTCGAATGAAGCGTTGGCAACCATGCTACACCAAAGCCAGCCCGGTATCGTCGTTGATGAGCGTCACAGTACCGAGCGCCGGAAACTGATTATAGTTCAAAGCAACGTCGGTGTATGGCTGAAACGTCGCCTTGTCCACAGCCCTAACACCCGTCGCATCTCGAACCGCGTTGAACAGATCGGACCATGGTATTGCGCTTGCCGGGGCCCCGTCTGCGTCCTTGTAGTTGTATCCGAAGTCAATCTCCGTGTTCTCTGTCAGGTCGGAATTTAGTGCGGCGAAAAGGTCGGCTACTGCTGCCCTGATTGTAGTATCCGCTGTCGCTGCGTTCGCCCCTTGCGACAGTGCGACACGGGCCACGATGTTCACTGTGTTGAACACTGGATCGTAGACATCGAACGTGAACGTGATGGTCGGTGGATAGGTGTTGGTGATCAGTGCTTCGACCTCAGCCTTTTGCGATGCGGTAGGCGTTGCAGAAGCGTACCGACCAGAAGACAGCGCCGCGCCCTTCGCCACGATGTATAGCTGACCCGTGTTCTCTGCGATGCCTGAATCTTGGTCGGCTGACAGCATCAACGCGCGAGCAATCCCGCTCACTCGCTTGGCGTTGGTTTCGAAGTCTTCCTTCGTGATTGATCGCGTTGTGGCGGACAGGGAAGCCGGAGCGTTCACACGAATCTCGTCCACTGTCTCGCGGTCCAACCCACCAACAGAAGCGGCCGGGTTCGTGATAGTGAAGCTCACCGCGTTCCCTAGCGCGTCTGTCAGACTGAACTCTGGAATCTCCAGGGCGCCAGCGTCGATGGTGATCTCGCCGCCGCCGGTCTTGTAGACCGTGTCAACCTGACCTACAGGTACAGCGCCGTTTGTTCCATCCGGGAACTTCAGTAAAGCCTTGTCGTCCTCTGTCCTGAGCAGTCTATAGTGCCGATCGGTAGCAGTGGAGTCCAGGAAGTTCTCCACCTCAGACCATGCGCCGATTGTGTCCGTTACGGACACCACTGACAGGAATGGGATGTTGGATAGCTCGGCTTCCTGGTCTGCCTTTCCGTCGGACACAAATGAATGCGTGAAGCTCTCAGAGTGTTCGGCCGAACCAGTATTCGACAGGTTCCCGGCGGTGACCAATAGGTCGGAGGTGAGCTGTACCCTGGTGACGTCAGCAGTGGATGACTTCGCGCGGATGATGCTCCCGGCTGTAGCGGTGACATCTGCAGCCGCAACGGCGTCAAGGGTCAGCTTCATGGTGACAGTCGCAGCGGACCGGCCCGCCGGCGTGTAGGCCAGCTTGCGGGCGTGCCGCATCGCGTTTACAAGCTGCGTGCATACCGATAGATGAGCCTCGCGGCTTTGCGCGTTCGAGAAGTCCGCGACAACGTCGCCCACGAAACACAAGCCCTCGATGAAAATGCGCCCAATATCAGCTGAAGATCGATCCGTCCATTCGGGGAATACAGTAGGGATCGACCTGTCAATCCTATCCAGGAATGCGTCGAAATCGAAGGTGGTCTGATCCACCTCGCTAGGGATAACGAGTCTGGTCATCTGCTAACCTCGCTGGTGATCACCCGCGACACGTCTTGCACGGGCGAGTTGCCCTCACCATCGGGGCGAATCCGGACCTTGATGTCTCGGATGTTGCCTGTCCTGCGGTCCATGCTGAATTCCACGTTTGGAAGCTCCACATCGGCGCGCGGCTCCCATTCCTGGATTGCGTCCGCTACCAGAACCTTTGCAATGTCGCCCTCGATGGAGCGCGTCCTGATGTTTAGATGTCGAAGCGTGTCCGCTGCTCCGCCGAACCGCTTCCGCCACGGGTACTCCCCGCCGCTCCGCCCCTCGTCGCGCAGTCCGCGAACGCCTAGGATCTGCTCGCAGTGCTCAAGAACCATTGCATACTCTTCGACCATGGCGTAATCGACGCCCTCGCGGCGCAGCGGAGCCGACACACCCCGGCCGATTCTGCTCCCACTGTCAGCCATTATGGCACCCCCGGAATCTGCAGTTGATCGAGAACCGTTTTCGTCGCCTGTATGGTGGCGCTAAGACTCTCTAGCGGAACAGACGATGCATCAGCGATGGACGGAAGTTCACTACCGCCAGGAACCATCTGAATCAGCTTCGACGCGATGCCCATGATGTCATTGATCGGACCCATGCTCGCCCCGATGTGCTTCGCCATCTGGTCAGCTTGCACCTTGATGCACTCTCCGTGTGCTTCTAGGTAGGCGTTGCTCGTTGCTTGCCCTTGCACCACTGCTGCTTCAGCCTCGGCTTTCATGTCGACCACATCGCCGACGAGTGTGTCCATCGCATCGAGAGCGGCCGATAGCATGGCGATCGTGTCGGCCACCATTCGAGGGACCGCCACTTGCGGAACCAAGCCGGTGAGCTTTGACACCTTCTCGAACGCTTCTTCCACCGCCTGAAGGTATCCCTCGACGTCGCCGGCGATAAGGTCGGGGATCGCCCCGAACAGATTGAACAAGGCCACCACGGCGTCGATGGTGAGTAATGGAGGCTGCAGCGCCGCGAGCGCCGGCCCCGCTTGAGCGAGCAGGCTCTGGACTGCGCCGATCTCGGTAGTCACCCCGCCCTCGATGGACGGAATGCCCTTGATGATCATTCCACCCGGGAGCGACAGCTCAAGGCGAGCCGGCGGGTCAGGGATGGATACGCATGTTGGGGCTGATAGCTGGCTCAAATCGGCTTCGTCCCTGGCGCCACGGGGCGCCCATTGATGGTTACTCCGGCTGCATTGATTTCAACTGCGCCGACGGATTCGATCTTAACCGAAGTTGCGGCCTTAATGCGCGCCTGTTTCGTTCCGATGTCCAACGTCAGCGAAACGAGAGACTCTCCGTTCTTGTCGCGGATGGTGACCTCTGATGTAGCTAGCCTGCTATCGATCTCCACGGCGACTCGTTCGGTTTGCCAGACCGTCTTGTCTCCGTCCGATGTGATGACGTGCCCATCGGGCACCCCGCCGCGCGGCCATCCAGTCGGAAAGAAGACAGGGTGTTCCTTCTCTCCGGCAATGAACAGAACGAGCCCAACGGCGTTCTGCGGGGGGACAAGGGGTCCACCCTTGTCAGGGGCCCCGGCGAACGGTTGCGCGGCTACAGGGGCCCAGTGGCTCTCCTGAGTGACACCGTAGACCTCCAGCTTCACGCGCCCAAGTCCGTCGGGGTCATTGCGGTTGATCACTCGACCCCAATGTGGGTATGGCCCCGGGATTGTCTTCGGGCCGGTGACGCTGGACATTAGGCGCTTTGCTTCTTCCATGGTCAGATGTTCTCGATGTTGTGGCGGATGTGCCCGCGCCCTAGGATTTCGTCCTCGTCGCCCTTGATTAAGTCCTCCGGAATCTCTCCGCCTGTCTTCGTCTTCGCCTTGCCCTTGCGGTTCAATCCGTCCTTGTTCGCTTTGATCTCGCAGCCGTACCCACCGCCGATGCTGTGGACCACCTCCTTCGTGTAGAACCGCCCGTCTAGGTACGGGCCGATGCCCTCCACTAGGATGATCGTCCGGCTGAAAATCCACGGGTCGCCGACCGTCTTCAGCGTGACCTTGACCGCGCCGTGTCTGTACGTCTTGTACAGCGAGTCAGCCAGCTTCTTCGCTTCCTGGTAGTTGCGCGCTCCAGTTGGGAGAACCAGGTCCTGCCCGTGCTCTCCCTCTGCGGTTGCGTCGCCCTCGGCTGGCGATGCGACGTCATCGGTCTCGTTTAGCGCTTCGTACTTCGTCAGGCTCCCGTCTGCTACCACGTTGATGGGTTGGCCGTTCACCGAGTCCCATCCTTTAAGGACAATGCGGCCTGGCACCTTTGATCCGATGTCATCAACATCCCAGTCTTCGATCATGCCTACGCCTACCACGCCCTTGATGTACCGGAGCCGCTTCTTTGGTTTCGCTCCGTACTTCGGCTTTTCGTAGTGCGCTCCGCCTCCGTCAACGAAGAGTTCATAGTGGTCGAGGTCTGCAAGCTCTTGCAGGAACTCCCAGTCAGATTGCTCCGACTGTGTGATGGTGTCGTAGGTGATATCCGTGTTGTCCACGTAGAACCGAGAGAACCCATTCTCGCGGAATAGAATCCGGACCACATCCGAGTGCTTCATGCCAGTAAACACCCGAGTCTTCTTTGTCCGGACCATCTTGTTGCGCTTCGCTTGGTAGCACTCCAGGGTGAAGGTTTGCCGTCCGCCCTTAACCTTCTTTATAGAGAAGTCTCCGATGTCCCGCATCGCCCCCGGGTAGCCGAACTCTACGTGGATCAGACCGCCCTTGCGCATGAGGTCGTCGTCGCCCCAAAGCGTGCCGTCTTCGCCGTCCAGCGTCAGCTCGATCTTGTTCGTGCGACGGGTCCCTGAATCGGTGAACTTCAGGGCCGTGACTAGGTCGGTGATATCCCTATGCGCCGAGTTCTTCCTGGCCCGGACAGTAGCGAAGACATGCGGTGCGCTTGTGTCGATCTGATGCATCTACTGGAAGACCTCGCGCTCTGTTCCGAGAATCTCTGTGATGACCATCACCGGGTGCGGGACGATCACAAGCGTGTCCTGTCGGATGGTCAGCGTAGGGTCTACCACGGGCGTCGGCTGGTAGTCCTTGATCACCCACCACAGTCCGGACGGGCGGTCGCTGATTTGCAGGTAATACCGCGCTGCGAGTGACCACCATGTGTCATCGTCCAAGGCGGTGTGGTTGATGTTGCGCTCGTCGTCGCGGAAAGTGAACGGCGTTCTATCGCGAAGGACTAGCCGCGTGGACACCGGGTCGGTGTAGGACGGAACGAGCTTGTTTCGGCTCTCTGTGCTCTGGTAGGCCATCTACTTGTCCCTGACCTTGTCCGCCGGCTCTGGACGCTCCAGCATCTTGCGGCGCGCTAGGTCGTGCGTCAGTCGGTAGTTCTGAACCGTCTCGAATGTGCAAGCGGCTTCCATTGCAACCGGTCGCCCGTCGATTGCGAACCGCGTCCAGTTAAACCGAATGCTCATCAACCGAACCTTGATGGCGAACAACTGCGGCCACACGAGAAGCGCCACCGGAGGAGACCGGCGGAGCACATCGTTTTGTGCTCCGCGTGGGTAGGCTAGTGCGTACAAAAACCGCTGATAGTCCTTGAATTCGTCCTTGATCTCTTTTTGCTGCGATCCTGTCAGCTGGCTCCCTTGATTGAATTTTGCCGGGTTAATGCGTCGAGCCGCAAGGAACCGTGTGTCCGACCGCAGGTTCAGGTTGATGACAGTGTTCTGCGTGTTCTGGTAGTGAAGCCTCTGGTAGGTTGCGCCGATCGCTGCGCGCTTCGCGTAGCTCACACTGATTGACGCTTGAACCTGTTCCGGGTTGAACTGGAACATCTTCATTTCAAGCGGGTCTAGGGTCGCCAGCCCGCCATGCTCGGGTTCGGTGTGCCAGTACATTAGCCAACCCCCTCCGCGTAGAATTCCCCCGCTCCGGCGACGGTGCCAGTGTCATTGCTGGTGTCCCTTCCGTAGAGAACGACCTTCTTGGCGATCTTCTCTCCGTCCATGTTTAGCTGGACAGTGATCGAGCGGGCTATCTCGTTCCCTGCCCCGATTGCTCCAGGGTCCCGCTGTCTTGTTTCCATGATGTTCGCAAGTCTTTCCAAGAATGCCCGCTGGCTTGGTAGCCCACCGCGCTCCATGAATACATCTTGCCCCGCGCGGCCGGATGTCATCTCGCGCACACGCTCCAACTCAGATTGGCTCATCCCTTCCGGAATGTTGCCCGTGGTGACGGCTTGCATGATGCGGCTGCGCTGTGCCTCTGTTCCGAATCGAGACACACTTTCCAGGTCTGTCTTCGCTGCGCGCATCACCATCCTGCGCCGCGCCCTCGGGTCTCGAACACCACCGGCCCCTGCGAGCCGAGCCGCCGCTAGCCTCTCTGTCTCGCGTTGTTTTCGCAGCTTCTTGATATTGGCTCCGTGCGCCTGTGCGGCGCGCGACAAACCAGCCTTCTCGGCTGTCTCCTTCTTCTTTTCCTCCATCAAGATCAGCCGCGACAGGTAGCGCTCTTGGGCTACGCGGCCAGCGACAGCCCTTCCGGTCAGCTGCCTTCGCTTCTCTGCATCCTTCGTGTATCGAAGCTGGTTCTCGGAGTCCAGACCACGAACTCGCGCAGCCGCCCACTTGTTCGCCTGGATTGTCACCTCTGCTTTGCGTAGCTCTCCACGGATTCGCATCGCTTCCTTGGTTCTCTCTGCTCGCTTGGCCATGGTGAGCTTGCGGTTCTCCAGTTGCGTCTCGACGCTGGCCAGTTCGTTCATGAGACTTTTGCGCTTCATGACGGCTTTGAGAACCTCTTTTTCTAGCTTCACGAGGTTGACCCTTGCCAGGCCCTTGTGTGCCTGCGTCTTGCGTACAAGGGCCTCGGATGCTTCTAGCGCCGCGGCTTTCGTGCGCTGTGCTGCTGCTTCAATCCTCCCGTAGTCGGATGCGGTTTGCATGGCCAGCTTCTTCTCGAATTCGGCGCGCTTCTGCCGGTACTCTTCGACGGCCTTTTCGTCGGCTTTGATCATGTTGTAGATGGACGCAATGCCGGCGGCTGCGATTCCGATAAACGGGAGCGCGCGGCCGAGTCCGGAGAGTCCGCGCGAAAGTGTGGCGTTCACCTTCGCGAGTCGACCAGTGGAGCCGGCCAGCTTCTTCGACTTCTTGCCAGCTGCGTCCATCCCTTCGCCTAGCTTCGACTGTGTTTCAAGCCACCGACCAGCCGCGCCAGACATAGAGAAAAGACCCATAGCTCCGGACAGGAGACGCATCGAACCGACGGCGAGAAGTGCGACGGATGAGAATCCGGCGAACTGCGCCACCATCGTCTTGATCGGCGCGGGTATGTCTTTGACGATGGCTATCAGTTTGTTGAGCATGGAGATCGTTCCCTGCAATGCAGGGAGAAGAACCGGTGTGAAGGTCTCGCCGGCGATCACTTGGAATGTCTCCCATGAGCCCTTCAGAAGCACGCGCTGCCCTGCTGCTGTTTGCAGGTAGGCGTCGCGCGATTTCGCCATGGCTCCCTCGCTGTCCTCTAGCGACTTCATCAGAAGCGTGTGCGCTCCAGCGTAGTCCCCAACCTGGACCTTCCCCTCCTTCACCAGCTTGTGATAGCCGGCCATGATCGCGTTGTAGGTCTTCATTCCGCGAACGCCGAACATCTTCGTCAGTGCGAGGTTGCGCTCCTTCGCGTTGAGCTTCGCGATCTTGGGTTGGAGTTCAAGGACGATCTTTGCAAGGTCCTTGATCTTGCCGGTCTCCTTGTCGAGGGTGTCCACGTTCAGCTCGGACAGTTTCTTCTGTGCGAGCTTGTCGCCGGACAGACGGCGCACGGCTTCACGGTACGCGGTAGCCGAAGACGAGGCGTCAAGGTTCGTGTTTCGCAGAAGTCCGAGGGTGGCCAGCATGGACTCAAAGCTCTGGTCAGCCGCCTTGGCTTGCGCGCTCGCTTGCGACAGAGCGATAGAGAAGTCTCGCGCCTGGAAGTTGGATTTCTTCGTCACTTGGACCAGCTGGTCAACGCGCTTGGCTGCCATGTCCGTGGTTTCACCGAAGGCGTTCAAGACACCAACTACGACCGAGGCGGAGTCGGCCACGCCAAGCTGTCCCAGCGACGCGGACGCGAGACCAAGAACTGAGTTCAGGGTGGAGATCGACTGCTGCGCGTTCATGCCGGCGGCGCCGAGGTTCTCAAGTCCCTGGACAGCTTCAGCCGGGGAAAACTGCGTCGCGATGCCCGCCTGGATTCCGGCTTCCTTTAGAGCCTTCATCTCCTCCGCTGTGGCGCCCATGATGGAGCCTGCGGAGACCAGGTTCTTCTCGAATGTCTCGAACGCTTTGGATGCCTTGTTTATGGCCAACAGCCCAACCACACCACCGCCCACCATCATCGCGCCGGACTTGATGCGCTTCATGCTCCGTTCATACTTGATCGAAGCTGCTTCTGACTCCTTCGCCAGCTTCCCGACGTTGGTTTGCAGGTGGCGAATCTTTGCCGTTGCAAGGTCCTTCGCCGTGAATAAAAAGCCCATGCCGAGCGCAGAGAACGCCATGGCTACCCCCTGCCTCTCGATGACGCCCACGCATCAACGGCGTCGTTGCATTCCTGCTGGTGTTCTAGGCACTCTTGGAACATTTCCAGGTCCATGTCCATGACCTCTGTCAGCGACAGCTGAAGCCAAGACCCGTACTGTCCGCGCGGTGCCGCGGTGATGAGGAAACGGATGTTGTCTCTCATCACCTTCGGAGATGGGAAGCCGTAGAAGGCCGGGTCAATGCCGGCTACCGCCCCCCGATGAAAAAATCACGACCAAGGATCAGCTCTTGCGTTTGCTCCAGTGCGCAGTCGTCATCACCGCACACGTACTCGATCGCTGTGTTCACGCCAAAATCCACATCGTCGAAGGCTTCGTCCAGAGCTTCCCAGTCCTCGGCGTCCAGGTCGCGGACGAATCTCCAGATTTGCGAGCGGATGGTCTGTTCACCGATACGCTTGATGCGTCCAGCGTAGACCGACGAGAGCCTCTTCCCGTTCTTCTGGACCTCGGCGTCGACACGCTTCTGTACCTCGAACGTGGGAAGCTCGAATACCACCGTTTCCTGGCAACGCGGGAGAATCACCTCGAACTGGTTCCCGGACTGGAAGGCGTCAATGACGTCATCCGCGGCCTTCTTGATCTCCAGCTCGTTTAGGTCGATCTCCCACATCGTGAACCTACCACAGGAGTCGAACTCGCACTTGAACCGCTGCGTGTACTTCGGGCCACGTGCCATGATCCTGGCCTGCATCAGGATGAAGAAACGGTCGTGCTCCATCACGTCCTTGAACCACTGCGGGTTGCCGTCGTCGTCCATCTCATACGGACCAGGGGAGACGGTGTTCTCCCAGAGTCGCTTGCAGATGGTAGCGGAGACCTGCGGGCCCTTCTTGCGCGCGAGGGATTTGTCTCCGAATAGATCGTAATCGGAAACCTTGAAACGGCGGATTTCGCCTGACAGACCACTGGGGCATTCGATGAACATCTAACTCTCCTGTGTTGCTCTCTAACGTCTTGGCCCGCGGTTCGTTGCGGGCGCGCTAACTCTTTGTGTCAACGCTCTAGGCGTTGTTCTGCACTCGGTCGAATCCGCGAATGGATAGCACGACCTCTTCCATCTGGGGGTCGCTGCTGTTGTTGT